CCGAAGTCAATCTGAGATCCGTCTTCCATGGCGCCAATGATCAGATTCTGAACGTCAGTGCGGTACCGGCTTTCAAATGATGCCATCTGTGAGTTCAGAGTTTCGTACTCAGTGGACCCAGGCGGGAAGCCAGCCAGCATGTTTCGGTAGTACTGGAGAACAAACTCGCCGTCAACGTTTTGGCCGTTGAACTGAGAGCTGTACTTACCGTCTTTCATATTCGTGTTATAAGCAGTCAGGATTGACTGCATCTCATCGGACATCTGCTGCTTCAGCAGGTTGTAAATAATGACAGACAGGTTCTGGGATGTTCCCGCTCCTGCCCGACCGAACTTACCTCGTCGTGCCATTTCTTATTCTCCTTGCTGTGGTACGCCGCCCTGTGCGGCCTGCAACATTGCCATTAAGTCAGCTCCACCACCCTGCGCGTTCTGCGGTAGGGATTCCTGTGGCGGGATAGCCGCCTCGCTTGGTGAGTTCAGCATCTCCAGCCCACCGGCCGGAGGGTTCATGCTAGCCATGGCCTCCATAGCGCTATTCTGCCCAGCCTGAGCCTGGGCCTGAGCGGCTGCAGGTACTTGCTGCTGCATCTGGTTGAACATCTGGATGAGTGCGCCCATCGTCTGAACTGCAGCAGGATTTAGAGTTGCGTCTGTCTGCTCGTCTCGGATGAGGTCCTTCTCACCCTCTGGGTCGTTGACGCCCATGCGATCCATGGCGCGATCAGCGGACCAGAGTCGGTTCTGAACCAGGTTGATAGCGGTCTGAGCAAGCTCAATGGTATCCCGCGGGGTTAGCTCCGGAGGAGTGATGGCCAGCTGATACTCACCGTCGACAATGTTGGCCACTGCCTTGTCCTTGATCTCCCACATGCGTGCGCACGTTTCCCAGACCTGGTTGATCCAGCTGTAAAGGAGCTTGCGCTTAGGGGAGATGCGTGCCTCGTAGTTGGCCATGAGCTGAGCAATAGCCCGGCTTGAGCCAAGAACGCTGGATGGCGCAAGGCCAAGCAGCAGTTCGTTTAGGCCGGAGGCTACAGCAAGTTCGCGGTCAATGCGCTTGTTGTAGTCCTCAACCTGGAACTGAGGAATGAATGGGTTGATCGACTCAATGCGATTCCCTGCTCCTGGCGTAGACACCTGGTTAGGCTTGGGGATTGCGTTAGCCGGTACCTCGTCAGGTGCGTCTGGACCAACGAGCTGCCACATCTGTCCGCCAACGACTGAGTGGATCATCTGCGCCTGGGCGGTGATCTTCTCGTCCTTCTCGCGGAGGAGTTGCTCGATGTCGTAAAGCTCTGGCTTTCCGTACGGGCTGCCAGGGATCATGCTGTTCCTGAGAACAACGTAAGGGATTGCTCCCTCAAGTTCTGGGTGCTCTGTACGCTTCACCACTGTATTGCCGACAATGATGACGTTGCATACGAGAGGCGGCTTTCCCGGCTGGGTTGGGTGCTTGTACCAGTAGTCCAATACTTCGATCTTCATCTGGTCATAAGCGGTCTGATACCTGATTGGATCTCGGTGGTAGCTGTTAAGGTAGATGCTGGCGATTGGGTCGTCATGCGTGCTGGAAGAAGTGTATGGGAACCACTTGTTGCCATCGCTTACTGGGATGACGTCAACGCCCCACTCCTCGAGTACAGCCTGAGGCGAGAGGCCGTAGCTGTACAGCGCCCAGTCGACACGTGTGTAGTCTGAGCTGCCGTACCCAAGGTACAGGTTCTCAGGCGTGTCTACAATCTGGACTCGCGGCATCTTCTTTACCGGGTCCCAGAACACCTTAGCTGCGGTAGTTCCATAAAGAGACTTGAGCAAGCAGGCCTCCTCAAGGCGGAGGTCCATGTCGTTGCTATCCCACCATGCATAGAGGAGTCTCTCGCGTCGCCCGGCAGCATCGCGCTCTGCCATCTCTGGGCCAGTAGGAACGTAGTTTACAACAGGGCTTACAGCCTGAAGTGATGCGGGGATGTTAACATATGCGGCGTGAAGGTTGACTGAGACGTGCGAGCGCCCGGATAGGCGTGCGCTAGGGTCCTCTGCCCAGTGGTCAGCGCCACCAAGCGTGAATGTGTTTGGGTGGTAGTAGTGATCGAACCGTCGGTAAATGGCTCGCATTCTGTTCTGCTCTGGCTCGACGAGCTGCTTCCGGTTCATTGCCTCAACGACCATCAAGTAGTCTTCATTCTCTTCGGCAACTTGCCCAAGCTGGTTAAGTCGCTGGCGCTCCAGCGAAATGCTCTTCTTCTGCTGGTCGGTTAGAGCTGTAAGGCTGGCAAACTTTGGGGTGATCTTTGAAGTTCGAACCTTACCGCCAGAGATAACAACGTCGTTAATAGTGCGCCCAGACCCAGCCTTCTTTGTCCGACCGTTAGCAACTGCGCTGGGGAGTGCGCGTGACTTACGGCCCTTAGTGGCTGCAGGTGTAGCTTCTGTCTTAATAGGTGCGCCAGGGGCAGCAACTGCTGTAGTCTTCTGGCCGCGAATCTCTTTACGCGCTGTCTCGATGGCATTCTTGATGCCATCAATATTTGACTTGGTAACGACGTTAGGATCAGTCGTGATCATGGAAGGGACTTCCTTCCCATTCACGAATGACCCAGAGGTCATCTTCAGTTTGTCTTTAGGCATTTGCAATCTCCCCAAAATAGCTGAACACCGGCTTGCTTACCGGGTTCACTGGATTTCTGACCGCATGTCGGACCGACAAGGCCAGTGCCATTACGGCGTCTGTGTCCATGTGCTTGTCATTGAGCTTGTATCCCAACAACTGTCGTCGAAGTTCCATCCAGGCTCCTCGACGAGGGAACTTGACCTGACCGCGATCAATGACCGCCTTTAGGTCCGCAAGAAGCTCAAGCTTCTTAGCTCTTGTCCCACCAAAGTCATAATCCCTTAGTGGCTTAATAATGCTGAACTCCTGGCGGAAGAGCTTTCCGCCGAATCCAGTTGAGTCAATGGTGCTTGTGCATTGGGCACCGTCTTGGTTATACAGTAAGTGCCCCTCTCGTACCATGTTTACTACTGACGGGATGGTCTGCTTGCCGATCTTCCTTCTGCATCGGACACCAACCATTACCTCTCGCTCCGTGTAGTCCATGGTGATTGCCCAGGTTGCGTCAGATGAAATACCTGGGTCGATACCCTGAGAGTACCTGCGGCCCTTGGATGGAGGTAGTTCCTCATCGAGCTCGACAAAGCACTCGTCTACCATCTGGGCATTGAAGTAGGCATCTCTCGCCTCGATGAAGTATCCGTCGATGTTCTGTGGTACAAGGTATTCTGCCTGCTGGCGGAGGATGGAATCGAATGTCTCAGACTTTAGTCCATACCCTACGTTGTCCCTGGTGGAGAGCCGGAAGCTCATGAACTGCTCATCTCGGTTTGGGTTCTGTGGATCGCCTAGCTCCCACAGGTCTGCGTAATCGTTGATACCCTCAGTTGGCGTTCCAATGAAGTGGAGTTGTCCGCCAGTTGAGAGTCGTCGCAGGTTCAGAACCTCTTGATAGATCATCAGTAGGTGCGGTTCGAATGCTGCCTCGTCGAACGAGATGCCATTCATGTCCTTTCCCAGAAGAGCCTTAGCCTTATCCTGGGTGGTGCGGAAGTGGATGTTGGCCCCTCCGAAGATTGGGTCAACCTTGATCCACAGGTACTCGCCACGGTACTTCTTCTCGAAGTTATATACCGGACCGATCTCTTTCACGATTGGACATCCGCGGCCTTTTTGGGCTGGGTGGCCACCTTGAAGAAGCATGGCCAATTCTCTATGCACCAGTTCAGCCGTTTCCTGCTGGATGCCTACGTGATACCATTCATAAGGCTCGGTAGTCCAACGCTCCGCGTCTTCGACGCTTCCCTGCGTTGGGGGGCGAAGCCCCAGCTTGTAGGTGGCAGAGTGCAGGACTCCGACTGCCATCCCCAAAGTCTTACCAGCCCGGTTGCCGGCGCTGCATACGGTGGTCAGGTATTTAGGCCTGAACCCCGTCTCATCGCGGGCAACCATTCCGTTCAGCCAGGCCAGTTGGCCCGGGTTAAGATTGACACCTAGCCAGCGAGAGGCAAAGAAACCGATGTCGGTCCGACCTCTGGCCAGATCTTGGGCAATCTCAGCATTAATGTTCAAGCAGTCTTCTTCTTTCCTTTGTTCCTAGCGCTGATAGCCTTGGCCTTAGCCTTGGCGTCAGATTTGCTACTAGCTCCCCACGCTTGAAGGGAGAGCAGGAGACGCGTCGGTCGCCCTTTGGAGTCTCGCTCCGGCCCGGGCATGTTACCCATGCGGGCCAGGAACGACGCTCGACGCGGATTGTCTCCGGCCTTAACCGGAGCCTTGAGCGTGCCACCCTTGTAGGAAGCACGACCCTTAGCGTTGAGCCCGCCAGCAGGGTTCTTACCCTCTTTGCGGGTCCAGGCTGGGGTTTTAGCCACGCTGGGCTACCGTTCGCTGTCCGGCCTTGTTGGTGCCAAAGAGAGTCTTGCCGCCCTTAGGAAGCTTTTTTCCCTTTGCTACCTTGCCCTTAGGCTTGGCCTTTCCCTTAGCGTCCTTCTTGCCGTACTTCTCCATAAGGAAAGCTGGCATCTTCTTGCCTGGCATTACTTTCCGCCCTTGCGCTTGGCGCCCTTCTTGGTTGCCTTATTGATTGCAGCAACCTGCTTCGCCTTATTGGCTGGATTTCGGTTGTATGCGTAACTAGCGTTTCTACGGTCAGCCGTAGCTCCACTAATACTAAGTGGAACTCCATTGAAGGATTTTCCGTTTTTGGTATAGCCGGTAGGGCTCATCTTGTCCAATTGCGGTCGTGGCTTTGGACTCTTGACTCCGCCAACTGGTGCTTTCTTTGGTGCTACCATGGTTATTCTCCTTTATTGCCGAACGCAACATCGTTCGGATTAAGCCAGCGAAGGATTACTGGGAGTACGGCTGCAATGCCTGCTGCCGCGAGTGCGCGAACGCCATCACGGTTAAGGTCAAGAACGCCATCCCCAAGCACGATCAGCTGGGATACTACTGCGGCTAGGAACGAGCGCCCCCAGGACGCTAGTACTGCCTTAAGTTCCTTGTTCATTGTCTACCTCCTCTGCAATCAGAGTGTACGAACCACCGCCCAGAATGCCAGCCATCGCAACTGCGAGGCCGCGGTCGGCGTTCTTTTCTTTTCTTCGGTCCAGCATCTCCTGGGCCCGGAGTCCCTCCGACAGTGTCGGAACAAGATCCCCGTTCTCAACCATCTTGAAAACGTAGCCGCTTACAAGCTTGGCTAAATCATTGTTGACAGCCTCAATCTTGACTGCCTGCTGCACCTTCTTGGCTACCTCTTTACGAGCATTCATGTGATCTTCCGTAAGGTGCTGGCGCTTGTGGTTTCCTAGAGTGATCCGGCTGATATAGGAATTCTCCGCCTTTAGCCACGCGCTGATCTTTACGTCGGACATTCCCTCTGTCATCTTTCGATTGATTACGTCCACCAGTGGGCTTGCGCACACCGCGCACTTAGCTAGCACTTTCATTTACTTTCGCCTCTAGTTCCTCAACGCGCTTACGAAGATGCCGAAGAGCAGAGTGGAGCGGCACAACCAGCCTTTCATACTGAATTGCGTCCGCCTGACCTTCGGCATTGAAGACCACAAATGTTTCCCCGTCAGGGTTTGCGGCAACCTCTTCGGCAAGGAATCCCCTCTGACGCGGAGCTTCTTCGCCTTTCTCCTCAAACTCTAGCTTGTCGTGGTACGAAACGCTCCTGAGGTCAAGGATCGAATCGCTTGCGTCTTCATAAACAATGTTGCTCTTAAACCGTTCTGACGATGAGTCTACAAATGCACGCCACGGAACACTAGCCGACGCGTTGTAAAGTCGAATTGCGGAATAAGAGTTAGTGATTGTTGAAGTTTGCAATAGGTTTGTAAACTTTACTTGATCACTAGTGGCATTACCAATTGTTGTCGAGCCGTTTAATGACGTTGTACCGTTACCTGTTACGTTGTTGAACGTAACGTTAGATGTCGTTCCAACTGCCTGGCCAATTGCAACGGTCGGAGACCAACCTTCACCAGCAGTTCCAGAAATCGTAACTCCTGTTCCTGCAGTAAGCCCGGAAACATAGTTACCAGTTGTATCTGTGCCAAGTGTTACGGTATTTGATGGGATAGATGCAATCGTAGTGCTGATGCTAACTGCGCCAGTTGATGACATCGTTGCTGACCCAGTAACGTTTCCTGTTAGAGTTACTGTCCCACCCGGAGTAACGTACGTTCCACTGTGTCCGTGGTTTCCTGCAGCCGCAGAAGTTGCCGTTGTGCCAAGAGTTCTGAGTGAGCCGGTAGCTGCAACAGCGTCGATAGCCAATGCATCGGATCCTCCGGCGTTGTGCGTAGAAGCATGTGCAGTAGGAGTGCGGGAGTCTGACAGCCTAGAGTCTGCAGTGACCACGGCCGTACCAGTGATCTGGCTTGGCGAAATACCGCTTAGTGGATCGCTACCAGCTGCAGCATGAGTTGATGCATGCGTTGTGGATGCGTAGCTGTGGGAGTGGCCAGAAAGACTTACTGCTGTGCCACCCTGCGAGAGTGTCCCAGATGTTACGTTAAGACCAGTCGTAGCAACAGTTGCCCGCTCTGCTCCGCCGATATCAAATGACAATGTGTCGTCAGAGGTAATGTAGTTTTTTCCTGCTTGCCCAACAAGTTCTAGTTCAGCAAATCCCGCCCCGCCAGCACTAACCCCAACTGTTACGCTCGCTGGACCAACTATCTCAAGTTGATGGGCTGGTGCGTTGGTTCCGATACCAAACTTACCAGCAGGAGTAATGCGCGCTCGTTCTGCGCCACCTGTGCCAAACACAAGCGCACCGTTGGTCTCTGCGTTCCACAAATATCCAACATCGGTATCTGCCATAAGCAGGTACATACCGTCTTCGGTTCCAGATCCGGAGGTTGTATTGAGAAGCTGTAGCTTAGAGTCAGCTTTATTGATTTGAAGGTTATTTGAGAGGGACGTGTGAGTGTGGTCAAGCTGACTGTACTGAGCGTCTCCCTCGGCGTCTGTCAGGTAGATGGAGTGAGGGTCCGCTGCCGCAACGTGAGTTGCTACGGCTGATGCGGCTGTGCCGGCTGGGTCATATACCCCGGAATGGTTGTGGCCCGAAAGGGACAGTCCTGTGGTCGGGTGTACATGGTCGTTGCGGCTAGAGCTCGCTCCCGTTCCCGGGGCTGCTGTCCCTAGTGCAAGTGGGGTGCTATTGCTTAGCGATACCACGGTTGCCCCCTCAAGGGCTGTTACACGGCCTCTAAGGGTAGCCCCCTCGTCCGAGTCTAGCCATACCAGGGTAGGCTCTACGGGACCGATGTCCTCGTTGAACTCCTCGTAGTATTCGTCAGGAATCTCGAACACGGTCTCTGCCGGGCCCTCAATGAGGAGCCCGTTCCACCGCAACGAGATTGGCCGTCCGAACCTAAATCTTGCCATTAAGACTCCTTAATACTTCCTATATATATCCACTCTTGTCAAGTGTTAGATGCAGGGAGGAGCTTGGCAACCACGTTTGAGAGGTGGTCTGCCGCCCTTTCTACCTCAATTTCGTACAGATTCTGCAGCAAAGCATAGGCTTCGGTTCCAATTACCCCGTCAAGTGACTCAATAACCCGCTCTGCCCCTGCGTAGTTTACGTGAAGCAGCTCGTGTGCTACGATCCGGCGCTTCTCGTCAAAGGGAAGTGTCCAGAAATCGCTAGAAACACGAAGAGTAGCCGACCAAAGGTTGTCTGAGACCTCGATATCTGCCCAATTGTCCTCTTCTGTGGGGTGTTTCGACACCTTTACCGCCCACTGGGTGAGGCCCATGACGTTAAGTGACTTGTTTACGTAGTTCTGGAGCTCGTCAAGAGTGTCCATTAGATCCCCTCTAGCATCTTAGCCTGTCCAAGTGCGGTTGAAGTGTCCACCGGGGCAGCAGCCTGCACTTGTTGTGGCTGCTGAGGCGTGCTTACAGGCATCTGAACCTGTGGTTGAGGAGCTGCTTGGCCTACATTTGCAGGCATTGGGGCACTGTGGTCTCCAGCAATCGCTGAATATAGGGTATCTGCGGCCATCCAGCCGGCTGTGCTGCCAGCTAGGCCACCTGCAAACCCACCAACTGGGCCTCCAACGAGTCCAGCTGCGCCGCCAAGGAAACCGCCGGCTAGTGAGCCAGCCATCCCAGTAAGCGCACGGAGCATATCACCGCCCATAGTGTATGTCAAGCCCAGGCCCACAGCTGCTGCTGGGGCTCCTCCGACTGCTCGGCTAAGAACTTCGAACCCGGCCTGTACCGGGGCGCCGGCAAGGGCCATCTTCTTCTCCTCCTCGCTCTTGGAAAGGAGATATGCCCCTAAAGTTCCGGCAATAGTGCCGCCAGCGACAGTAGCCTTGCCTCCAATCTTAGGCATCCACTTGCCCCTCACGGCTGGCAATGGCTCAGACCCAAGGGCCTCTGCAGCTAGCGTGGCCTGCTGCCTATGCTCAAGGATCTGCTCAAGGTGCGCAGCCATTTGCTCTGCCTCAACTGGGTTAATGCCAGTGTTTCCGCGTCGCAGTCTGCTGATGAAGTCCTTGACTACTGGGTTACCCCTAAATGCTTCCTCTTCCCACGAGTACTTGTGCCAGTTCGCGTCCTTAAGAGTAAACGGACCGGCCGCATGCTCAAGATCTGCGTCGAGTTTGCGCAACTTGAAACCGCCTGTCTCTGAATCTACCTCGAATGGGTTGTTGCTACGCCACTCTTGCGGTACTGCTACCTCTCTAGATGCCTGGTCTACTCCTGCTCGGCGCAAGACTACCTCAAACATCTGCGCAAACCTTGCCCGAATAGCTGCGTCAAACATCTTATACGCGACAAACCTGCTACCGAACTGTCCCTTGGCCTCAATAACCGGATCGTCAATAGCCTTAAGCAGGTCATCCCATGTCAGGCCACGCTTTAGGATAACATCAAACTCTTGCTGGGTGATCTCGCCTTCTGCAAGCATCGTTGCGTATTGGCTCATGATCTCCTTGGCCATTGGGACGTTGCCGGTCATGTCTACGTCGAAAGGCTGCGCCTTATCCTTCTGCTGCCTTGGAGCAAGAGAGCCCTCAACAAGTCCACCGCCTCTGCGGACGACCTGGAAGATATCGGATACGCCAAGTTCCCTTAGGGTCGTCTCCATTGCGTCAGCGGTAACAGTGCTGGCACGTCCTGCAACTCCCTCATTAAACACGTAGTCGCTATCAAACGATGCGCCCTTAGCGTTGTACGGTGTAGGGGCTTCTTGCTGGCTGGCCCAGTACTGACCATTTTCGCCCTTCTTAGGCGCGGTTGCGACAAGTACCCTGCGTACTTTCGATTTGCCAATAGTCTCAGGGGACCCAAGCCAGAACCCTAGTTTCTTGGTCGCATCAAGCTCAGGGTTCCCGTTTACTCGTGCAACATACTGCATGATAGTCACGAGCTGGCTGTAGGCCTCATCGCTAAGGTTTGACTTGTTCTCGTCCAAGAAGCTTGCAAACTCTTCTACTGGGATAAAGTCTTTAACTACGCTCTTTCTTGAGTAGGCAGTCTGCAGATTTGGGTTAGGGATATTTACGGTTGGTCGTAGGTGGACATCTACACCATCTTCGCTCTTGTACGAAAGAAGATCGGATGGGATTTGCAGCACTCCGTCATTGTCGAAGACGATGTTCATTCCCTGGGCGATAGACTTGCCGTTAGAGTTGCCAAGTCGCAGGTACGAGTCCAGAGTCTTGACAATGCTGTCGTAGTCTCCGTCTGCTGCCATGTGCTGAGAGAGCATCATCCACGTTTCGTCTCGCAGCTCCGCAAGCTGCTCTGGCGTTGCGTTCTTAATGTACCGCTCAATTGCAGACCCCAGTGGCTGAATCGAGTCTGTGGCCACCGGCTTAGTCTTTGGGGCCACAACATCTGGCGTTGGGGTGGCATGCTTCTCTGCGTAGGCAAGGCGAACAGAAGCCTCAGAAACAAGACGCTTCCTCGCCTCTATCGCCTCCTCTGCAGCATACTGCTCAGGCTGTGTCTTGGCTTTCTTGAGGTCTGCCTTGGCTGACTTAAGAGATTCCTTGGCCTTAGCCAGGGTCTGACGTGCAGTCTCAATAGGATCAGGATACTTCGTTACAACTCCCCTTTGAGCCTTTAGAATTTCACCCATAGGATCTACTACGGCAGCCTTCTTCGCTGCTAAAAGGTTCTTCTTGAGCTGCTCGATGGCGGCACCGCGCTCGTTGACAGGGAGCATCATGATGCGCTCAACCTCTGCAACTGTGACCTTTGACTTCTGGAACTCCTCCGCAGGGGCCGGCTGATCGGCCTCCATTTGGAACGTTTCCTCGCTCATCTGAGCGTCGTCTTCAAGCTGTTGGTAGATCTTGTCAATGCTTACCGCCATCTCCGGGTCCGCAGACCGTTCAAGTAGCAGGGAGCGAGCGATGGCCTTGGCGAGGCTGCGGGCAGTCTCGTGAGTGCTGGTATCTCCCTTAGCCTTGAGTGCGTCATGCTTTTCCTGAGCTTCTCGAAGGTTAGCGTATGCTTCGTCCATAAGCGCAGATCGGCCTTCCTCGGTAAGAGCCTCAGGGCGATCTTCGTATTGAGTTGGAAGTTGCATATCCATAAGCCTGCGAATTGCTTCTTGCGCAGCGCGTACTTTGCGAGCTGCCTTTCTCTCTTCTGTGTCAAATGAGAACAGGCCCTCACGTGTGCTGGCTTCGCGCATGTTCGAGTCGTAAACCTTTTTGAAGATAGACACAATCGGCTCAGCGGAAAGCGGGTCGTCGTTTAGTTCGCGCAAGATATCGTTTACAGCGATAGAGGCAAACGCTGGGCTGGCTACGCGCTGTGCATGGCTAAATAGGATATCCCTGTACTGGCCTGGCTTAGTCGCCGCGGCAAGCCTCTTCGTGCGAGCTAGAGCAAGCTCCCTGAACAGGGGCGAAGCATTGCCTGCGTCTGCCTGTCGCATGCGTGCAGCATCTGTAGCTCGAGCGCGAAGCAACCAGACGTAGTCAGCAAGGAACTCAGCCCTCTCAGCCATGACTGCCTCTGGGAGAGGGGTATCACCTGTGGTCTCACGGAGGATGTCCATGGACGGAACTGGCTCGTTGGCTGGAAGCACTGGGCTTACCGGCTCTGCCATTGGCTCATACCCAGCGGCACGAACTCGAGCTGTCTCGCGCTTAGCCTTGCTTGTTGCAGCCGCCTGGGCAATCGTGCTGTCTACAATGTCTGCCCGGATTGGCTGGCCGAAATGATTTTCTGCATAAGCCTGGAGAACAAGGGCCTCGTAGTCCATCTCTCGGTCGCTAAGCAACCTAGATGGTAGCCCCTGCTCTTGCTTGGCCGTAACTGCTGCGCCGGTTTCGCCGGCGTACGCAACTTGCTGAGGAATAGCCGAAGGGGCGTAGTCACTTTTCTCTATCATGTCTGGCATGAACACTGTTTTCATGTACGGCTTGCCTGTTTCAGGATTGGTTACAATATATTTTTCTGGAAGGTCGACTCGTTTTCCACGCTTGTACGGGAATGTGTTTATATACTCTCCGACCACATCTCTCAAATCGATCTGCCCTCGTCGCAACATGTCGTACTCTGGTTCTGACAGGAGGCGCTCGATTAGGTCAACACCGTCTACAGTGAGGCCAGGGGCAACCTCACTTGCGATAGCAAACCTAATGCCATCTTCGTATAGGTAGTTGTATGAGTAATCGTCAAACACGTGCGTGCTTGGGAGGCCGTTCTCCATGGTAACGTTTCCGAATTGATCAAATGTATACTTTGTGCCAGTGCTATTGTCGTAGTAATCATCTAGAAGAACCTTCGGTGCCTCCGCGTCGTAACCGTCAAGATCTGCAGCCGTAAGCTCTCGTTCTCCACCACCGTCAGAATCTTCGTAAACTATGGTACCAATGTCTGCTGGAGTCATTCCGTCAATGACGTCACCATCGACATCAAACAGGACATCCGTCAGGTTGAAAAGCTCGTCATCGAGTTCCGGCGTGATGTACTGCGGAATTGCCGGTACGTATGTGCCCTGGAATGCGCGGCCATCTGCCCTGACAAGTGGAGTTGTGTGGCGGAATGTTTGGTGAACAATCGGATCTACGTCAAGTTTAAAGAACTTATCTCGACCTTTCGCTTCATCGTCACCCCAAACAATTGTGCTGGGCCATGCCACTTCATCTCCAAGATTAAACGGCTCAGTCAACACATCCGCCGCAAGGCGTGGGTCTGTTTTGATTTTCTCTACAACGGGATCGCCTTCGAAGAATGCGACGATAACATTGTCTTTATCCCCTAGGTAAATCTTCCTTCCCTCAATCTCAAAGAACTCACCGCTTGCATCTACCTGGCGAGGAATCTTCTCCTTGCCGATAGGAAGATTTTCCCCATAGCCGCTGTTCGTATCTGTAATCAGAGACATCACCACAATGCGCTTATTAATCCTGCTGCGCAAACCGTCTCGTGTTATAATGACGCTACCGGAATCACGAGTGTAAGGAATGATGTGATCCATAATAGCTTCATAGTCGGTAGTGCCGTGGCGAAGTCCGCCGACCTCCTTGCCAATCAGAGCCTTGATTGCCTTGTTTAGCTTGGCTTCGTTTGCGAACGACCTATCTGACGCGCTAATAGACGCGCTTGGGTCTGCTGATACATGGAACGCAATTGATGCCCGTGAAGTATTTACTCCAGAATTATAGAGTCCCTCGTATCCATCAGTGCTAAACCTATTCTGGAATCCCTCAAACTCGTCGGTAACAAGTCCGCGCTCGTCAAGGTCCATCCACCCCTGTGGCACAAGCCCATCCATGTCCATGACGTAGCGTCGGTAACCTGGGTTAGTGTCGACAGTCCCGCCGTATAGCGATGTCTCCTGGTGCACGTCGTATTCGAATCCAGGGCTGCCCTTGATCTTCCAGTACTCTTCAATAAACTCAGGGTCTGTCAGCCTCTTGATCTCAAGATAGCGTGCAATTGCGTCATTGGCTAGATGCTCTGTGGCGGCCATAATCTCATTGCTGGCCTTTACAAACGTACCAGGAATTTCTGCGTCAAACAAACTTCTTCGATATGGGCTATACGTCCTAGCTCCTGCTCGAACTCCGGCCTTTGCTCGAGTCCTCTGCAATTCTGCTGTGGCTGGCGCCATATCCTTGGTTCGGTCTCCGCCTACGATTTCGCTCTGCATGTCGGACTCAAGACCGCGAAGAAGCATTGTAAGAGTATGAACCGGCAAGGCAATATCAGGGTGATCAGCATACTTCCGGAGCTTTGCCCACCGCTTTGACAGCGCCTCGACCCTTCGGTCTAGCTCAAGATCGGCTTCGTCGTGTAGTTTTTGAATCTTTGCTTCAGGGTCCTTGTTTAGCGCAAAGCGTGGTCTGTACTTGTAGTCACCTGCAAACGTCTCTTCCGGAACGCCAAGAGCCTTAAGGGCTTGCAGTACTACTTTGTCTGCAAGATTTGCTTGAGGGCCAACTCCCTTCCAGAACGCCTTGAACAACCCGTCGTGCCGCAACATAGACAGTCCGGCCTCTACATTTGCGTCCGGCGTGAGACTGAATGTTGTCTCAATCTTGCCGTTCTTAACACGCGAAGATTCCCAGAACGGGTTAGGAATTCTTGGCTTGCTGCCGTCCTCTGGGAACATCGCATCATATTCCTGATTAGACATACCTACGTCAAAGGTTTCGCCAAGTCCCTGGATTTGAGCTGCGCTAGCAAGGATGTGCTCTGGCAGGATGGCCCTCTTGGCAATGCTGAGGAGCTTCCCCTGGCGGATAGCAGTGATGGTCCTTCGCGCCCTGGCTTGCCCGCCGTACTCGCCGGACGTGCCTTGGATCTGACTCTGCAGTTTGTCCATCTGCGACATCGAGTCCGCCTCAACTCGAGCGGTAGTAACCATTCGGTCGCGGGCCTCGCGCCTAAGCGCCTTCGACTCTTGAACTCCTTGGTACTTTGCAATGCGCTCTGGCTCTGTGTCGTCTGGTCGGATCTGGCGGATGTCCAGGTGTAACTGCTTAGCACCTGGATTCCATCGCTTGTGCTCGCGCACTGCGTGACCTGAGCCGCCGTCGTTTGGTCCATTAGGGGTTGGGTCGAACGAAAGAGTAACCATGGCCCTAGTTGCATCCTGAGCAATCCAGCGGTTGCGTGCGATAAACGAACTGATCTCCGTGTCGTTGCTGCGCGTCGGGCTGGCGCCGTTGCCAAATGTGACTACTGCCCCCTTGTCGATAGCCTGCTGCAGCTGTGCGATAGTGTCGCCAGGCTGCAGGCCAAGAGCTGTTGCAAACTGGTCGTGGTACAGGTTCGCCGTGCTACCAGATGTCATGAACCCGCCGTTGTCAAACTGCATTCGTGGCGTCTCGCCAGGCACTTCCTTCATCATCAACTCGCCAGGCAGGTGCAGAACAAGGCCGCCGACTTTACCGTCTAGGAACAGTTGCACGGCTACGTGGTCAGCCCAAGCAGCGCCGCCGGAAATCAGTACGTCTGTCGGTCGAACGCTGCGGCTAACGCGCTCCACCATGGCGCTAAAGTCAGCTGCTACCAGTCGTGCGCCGGCCTCTTGTCTTCCGGATGTGCCAACTACGGCAATGTAGCGCTCACCCAGCGGGAGAGTGTAGGACGGCCGGTCTGGCCAGCGGCTGCTTGTCGACTTGTCGCTGACGAATTCTGTCTTCTTGCCCTTACCCTTCTTTGGGGCCGCCGGCTCCATAGCGCTCGGCGCCGTTGTCATTTTTTCAGGGGCTGTTCCACCCTTGATCTTGTTGTATGCGTCGATCCACATCTTGATAGTCTTAGATCCTGAGCCCTTGCCCTCCCAGTCAGGCTTGCCGGTGCCCTCGTGTGTCGAGGCCTCTAGGAAGTCTACGCCACCATACTTGTCGATCATGGCTACAATCTCTGGGTACTTGGCGTATTTGGCCTCAATCAGCCTCTGCAGCATAGCTTCGTCTGCGACGCTGTCGCCAGTTTTGTTCCCTTGGTACCATGACTCGATGTCCTGATAGGGCTTGCCCTGGTACCCCTTAGGCGGATTTGGCTTCCTGCCAATTGCAGCCGCTGCCTCCTCCTCGGTTAGTGGGAACCTGCCAAAGGTCGCGTTTGTGATAGCGCCCATGTCAGCAAGCACCTCTGGGTTATACCCTCGGCCTCTGTTTCTGGAGCTAGATACGATGTTGTACCCCTCGACTTGCCTACCAGATTCGACGGGGGTCGTCGCCGTTGTTAGTTTTTGGAGGGTCTGGTCCCCCACAGCAGGAGCCTCTGGGAGGCCGATTTCCGCCACGCTGGCAGGAGTTTCCCCTGTAGGTGGTGTCTGCACTACCCCCTGGTCTGTTGCGGGGCTTGTAGCGACCTCAGCGCCTGCAAGCCCCTGGGAGGCTGCCTTGTTGATCCTGTTCTCATAGTCTGCCCTGGTCTCGTTCGGCTTCTTAATGATCTTAGAGTGTTGGTACTCATGCTCGAGCGCAAACATGACGAACGAGTCGAAGCTGTTGATCTGGGCCGTAGGTGGGATTACTCCGTCGACTAGGTAGGTCCCGGCCTTGAAGCGCTGGTAGGCGTCTTGCATCCCGACCTTGTTGATCTGGATGGTTTCGCCTGTTAGCCTGGCACCGATCTGTTCTCCAGACTCTGACTCAATTACCTTGTAAACAACCGGCAGTCCCTTGTACTCACTAAGGCGATCCCATTGACGTACTGATGGATCAGTTGGCCCCCCAGCTGCCGGAGCGGAGGGGGCGACAGCAGCTGGGGGTGTAGTGGCCGGTGCCTGGGCGGCAGCCTGGGAAGGAACAGGCTTGGGTTCGGCCATAGCTGGTTTAGCCGGAACCTCTGGGGCTTCCGGCTGCGGTACTTCGAACTCGGGCATGGACTGCTGGACCTGCTGCTTGATTAGCTCAAGCTTGGCCAGGATGTCCTGCGGGTCTAGTGGGCCTGGGCGCTTCTTCTGTTCTGCCATGTTCTCCCACCCTCTAAGAGGGTATAGACTATCTATTTATAACCCTTAGAACCGTAATCTAAGAGAGTATAACTCTCTAAGAGAGTAGTTCTATTAGGGTTCTATATATATCCAACCC